CTTGTACGCTTCTGCTCAAGCTTAGTCTCTTTGATATCTCCAGCCATTTTTAAAATGGTGTCTTCTTTTTCTTTCTCATCAATCAGTACCTGCTCAATCGGTCTGCCCCTAAAGTATACACTGCGCATCTGCTCAGAAGGTTCACACCCCTTCTTACTATTCTTTTTCTGGGGCAGACCGATTGAGCAGGTACTGATTGATGAGAAAGAAAAAGAAGACACCATTTTAAAAATGGCTGGAGATATCAAAGAGACTAAGCTTGAGCAGAAGCGTACAAGGCGACTGGTTCAAGCTGATCTGGCGCGTAAGGTGGGATGTAATCCCAATGAGCTTAACCCTGATGAAACTGGTGTTGGCATGCCAGCCATCAAAGACTAAGAAAGAGAGCAGCATTTATGTTTGGCAATATATTTGGCACTGGCTTAAGTATTCGATGCAAAGGTTATAAAAATCAGCACTTCCCTCAGGCAGTAAAGGTGGTTGAAAAAGGTGGCCTAAGGCATTTGGTTGATGCTCAAGGCAATTGGGTGCAGACTGTTTTTAAGCAAGAAGCACAGGTAGTAACCCTTGATGGTCTCTTTGCAAACTTCTGTAATATTTAAAAATGAATATTAAAAAGCGAAAGAAAAAGCGTAAGGATAAGCCTGGGCGCGATAAGAAGCCTGATGATATGCCTGCTCAAAGGTTTACCAGTACTACGCGCGTGCAGTTTCTCGCCTTGTTGGCATTCAAAGGTAATGTCACTTATGCAGCTGTGTCTGTAGGTGTGACAAGGCAGACTGCTTACAGTGAGCGCCGGCGCAATGAGACCTTTAAGCAAGAATGGAATGATGCCCTGCAGATTGCTTATGATGGCCTTGAGTTTGAGGCTCGCAGAAGAGCAGTAGAAGGTGTGCTTGAGCCTGTGTTTCAGAAGGGTGAACAGGTGGGCTCAATACGTAAGTACTCTGATAGGCTTCTTATCGTTCTGATGAGAGCAGCAAGACCTGAGCGGTTTAATGATCGGCTTGTTGTGGGTGTTGATGATTCAGTAAAAGAGCTGCAGCAAGAAAGGCTTGTTGTTGAGAAAGCTTTGGCTGATCCTCAATTACTCCAGGCATTGCGTGCTGTTGATGCTGGGGTGAAGCGTATTGAATGCACTGTTACTGATCCAAAAGAAACTATCATTGAGCAGAGACATGAATGAGATAGCATTACTTGCAATAGCCAGATACAAAGCAGGGCGAGCCTGTGGGTTGGCTGCCATGAATCACAAGCAGTGGGGTATTCGTAAGTGGGGCGATGCTCAAGCCACCATGCAGCAAGCAGGCATCAAACTCAATGAAGCGATCAAACGACATTTAGAAAAGGATTGATTATGAATTGGAGCAAGTGTCTTATAATCTTATGTGGCATCATGTTTGTTGGCATATTTGCTGCAGCACCAATAGTGGCAATCACCGAGGATAAGCACCCAGACTTACCTCAAGCAGAAGCAATTTACAAAGTAAGACAGGGTGAAGTCTTTAAGATCAAGGTTGATGGTGTTGAGTACCTGATTTTCCCAGGCTGTGGATTTATTCGGCATGACCCTTAAGGATTGATGATGAGTAATGAGCTGCATGCCAATCTGTCTGATGGTCGCACTGTACCAATCAGGTGCTGTAACTGTGCCTCTTGTACGAATGAATTTTTTGTATTTAATGCTCCAGAGTTTAACCCCCAATACTGCCCATACTGTGGAATAAGATTTACTTGGAAGACCACAAATGATGGGCCACCCCAAACTTTAATTGACACACCCAAACCAGACTAAGGCTTGCTGGGTCTCATCCCAGAGAGTGGTGCCATGGACAGTGAGACAGTCATTACAGCAATGAAGATACTGGGGCCTGTGTGCTTCACAGTCTGTGTGATCGCTGCTGTGGTGTACTATTATCTTAAGCGCAAGTATGATGCCAAAGACAATGAGAAGCTTAAGCCTCTCTTGCCTGAAGGTCAGACTGAGCGTGATTATCATGAGCGTCAGATGCAGACTTCATTTAGGGTTGATCTGATGTGGAAACGATTTGAGAAACTGATTACAAGCGAGTCAGACAAAGGGGCCGATGATGATTGAGCTGATTGTAATTCTTACTTTCATGTTGATCGCTTTAGTGTTTGTGATGTTGTGGTTGCTGAAGAATAGCATGCCAACCACTTGGGCTTACCATGAGGGCTATGAGGCAGGCAAGTATTGGTGGGAAGAATCAGATGGTGAAACAGATGCTCCAGCCAATCCTTACTCACCCTCAAACTCAAACTTTGATTGGGATGCTTCACCACAGTACACAGATTGGGAAGCAGGCTTTAGTGATGGTATTGCGAGAGCAGAACAACTTAACATGCTTGAAGAATAAGAAAGGGCTGGCGTCCAATGGGTGAGTTAACGAAACCAAATCAACAGATACTAAAAGGCACCATCTTAAGCAACACTTATTGGGGTGTACTTAAAGTGATGGAAGACACCTATTCAAACTTTGCAGGGCCTGCAGTAGTCATTGAGCCTGGGAAGTGTGGTAAGGCTAAAGATGAGATTATCTATATCTGCTTCTGCCCATCTAATCGAGCCTTTGAGATTGTGTCTGTGCCTGGGCAGAGTACGCTTGAAAGGTTCGCCAATCATTGGCACACTGAAGGGGAAAGGCTAGAAGCGATGCAGGCTCCTGCTGCTCGCATAAAGGGTGAGACCCTAAAGCAGTGTGCTGCTGAGCTAAGAGCAATACTGAAGCAATAAGGCTGGGTGGCCTGCTCTCATTTCTGATCGCCCCAGATCAACAGGACAGTTTGACAACTGAGCAGGCCCCAGCCTTTTACCTTGACATATCAATTACAGTGATGTAATGTCTTTGGCAGTGGTGGCTGGTAGCTCAGTTTGGCAGAGCAGGGTGAATACCCAGGTCGCTGGTTCAATTCCAGCTCAGCCCATTATGAATGATGAATACATGAATAATGACAGTTACCCACTGAAGCTTGAAGGGCATGAGCCAATAGCTGCTGGGGAATATGCTGGGCCTGCCACCATGGCTGATCTGCTTTCGCCCAGAGAGCTTGAGATTGTAAGGCTTATGGTCAGTGGGCTTAATGACAAGGCAATTGCTCAGCTTCTATTCAGAAGCATTAGAACCATACAGAACCATGTAAGCTCAATCTATGTGAAGCTTGAATTAAAAGGCAATGGGCGCAGGAGCATTGTTGCTCTTGTAAAGCGTGCTTTGCGTGAAGGGCTTATTACTTTTGATGAAGGTGGTGACTGATGGCAGAGCAAGAAGAGGTTGAGCTGTCGCTTACTGAAGATAAACTTTTACTGTTGATTGAGGCAGCTCTGTGGCTTAACAAGTTTGCTGTTGAAGAGGAAAATAAAGAGCTGTTGGAAGATTTGATTAGCGATATGGAGCAGCTTGGTGCAGAAACATTTGGGGGTGACTGATGGGCTGGGGTGCAAGCGATCCAGATTACAGTGCAAGCAATAGCGAGCTGAATAAGGCAAGGCACAATGGTACTCTTGATGATATCTTATCTTCATTAGAGCATCTGCAATCAACCACACCACCTGATGAATATGAGGATGCTTTGATTAAGATATGTGAGCAGCTTAATGTTGATCCTAATACAAAATACAGTGATTGTGAAAAGGATGGGGCAGGCACCGTATCTGGTTTGTTTGAAGCTCTTGATGAGCTTGGTGCTGCAATCATGATCTTGAGTACTGAAGATGATGCAGGTAAAAAACACAGTGCTGTAATTGTTGTGAAGGGTGAGCAAGAGACTGAAGAGATTGTTGGTGCTGCAAAGCTTATCGAGGGTAAATGGCAGTCAGAATTACTTGACCTTGATGAAGATGAAAAGGATGGTGGCTGATGCCTGAAGTAGCAACATGCTCTTGTGGTTGTCAAAACTGGGTGGTACATTCCAACAGGCTGGAGTGTACCCGATGTGGTCGTACCTTCAGCTGGAAAATTGACTGGGTTAAGACAGAAGACTTGCATGCCAAAGACTTGGTTGAGAAGATCAACACAGAGACTAGAGAGAATCCAAGCGTGCAGAACAGCATGATAGGATGAGCCCCATGTATGAAGCAAAGAAAAGAGGTAGTGTTTGGATCGTAACCAAAGATGGGCCATTTATAGTGGCTCGATTCTACAGCGATGAAGCAGAAGAAAACGCAAAGCATTTTGCTTGGCACAAAAATAAACCAGAAAGGGCTGATGATGATTGATGTAATGATTGATATGACCCAGGCAAAGGCAGGCACAGTTGCAAATGATGAGGGCTCAATGTGCGCGATCGGTGCCACTGCATGGACGCTAGGTTGTCCACTTGATGTCATGGTTGGCTGGGCTGATGATGGCAAGCTTACACCAGAAGAAATGAATAATATTACTTATGACAAGCCCACTGAGCTTGCCTTTGAAGGTATCTTAAGAGCATTGAAGCTTGATCCTGGGCAATACAAATCAGGCTGGCTGTGGGAGCCTCATGATGAGATGCATAAGAAACTGGGCCAGTACAGGCAAGCTCTGATGATGGGGAAGGGAAGAGCAGGCTCTTACAAGTGGGAAGCCTATGGCATGGCCATGCTGCTCATGGTCAGGGGTGAAGAGCTGGGCATTAACTTCATCATTGCAAGCTCACTGCCAAGGGGCCTCTGGAAGATTCGTAAGAAGCAGAAGACTGCAGCAAAGCAAGTGTGCCATGTGTGAGCTTTGCGATAAATTAAAAGAGCAGGACGCCAATAGAAAGCATGTCACAATTCACAAAGGCAATGTGATCTTATCGCCTAAGCCTTTGCCTGCTGACTTCTTTAAGCAGCCAGACCCATGCTGCGATTGTGAAGAAAGGAATGATGATGCTGCACATGAGCAAAGCTAAAAAACTTGAGCATGATTGTGATAGTGATAAGGGCTGCATTGTTGCATTGATTAGTTTGAATACTTTAAAAATGGAACTCTTTGTTTTTGCAAAAGCTGCAATCGATCCACTAGCTGAATCATTTGCTGAGTACTGCACATTATTTGATTATTGCCCCAGCTGTGGTGAACCCATCAAGGATGATGAGTCAAGTGAAGATTAAGAAAAAACAATTAGACCCCATCACTTCTTTCAAAGGTGACCACCACTTTTTAAGCAACTTCTATTTGTGCGCTGTTGACTTTGGGGGCATTCAGTACCCATCATCAGAGCATGCATACCAAGCACAGAAGAGCAAGCATCGCCATGTTAAATTATTCATCGCCAACAAGAGTACTCCAGGCCAAGCTACGCGAGCAGGCCAAGGTATCCATATCCGTGAAGGATGGGATGCTGAGAAGCTTGAAGTGATGGAGCGTATACTGCGCAAGAAGTTTGCCAATCACTATCTCAAGAGGTTACTGCAGGCCACTGGTAATGCAGAGCTGATTGAGGGCAATGAGTGGCATGATACTTTCTGGGGCATGTGCAATGGGCTTGGGCAGAATCAGCTGGGTCTGATCTTGATGAAGATACGCAAGGATGCTAATGAGGATCAAAACTAAAAGACAAAAGAAAAAGGCTAAAGCTAAAGAGCTGCCACCCTGGGCATGGAAGGTGCAGCCCCACACTTATGCTGAGCGTGCATCTGGTGGTAAGTGGCTGCCCTACAAATGGCTCATCCCTGTTGGTGAAGCGATTGCTGATACAGTCGCCAAGGATGGTGGTCGCTTACTTCTTAATGGCCCACCCAGGCATGGCAAGTCATTGCTCACTAGTGTCTGGACAGCTCTTTGGTTTCTTGAGACTTGGCCACACAAAAGGGTAATCATTGCCAGTTATGGTAATACACTCGCTGTTGAGTTTGGGCGGATTGTGCGCGATGAGATCAGAGGCAACCCCCTCATCAGTATTAAGCTCAGAGAAGATGCGGATGCTGCTGGTAAGTTTCTTACCCCTGAAGGTGGTGGTGTTCTCTGTGCTGGTGTTAACTCGCCTATCATTGGCTTTGGTTTTGATCTGGGCATTGTTGATGATCCTGTTAAATCCAGAAAAGAAGCTTACTCACCCACCTATAGAAGACAGACAAGTGAGTGGTTTGACACCACCTTCATGAGTAGGGCTGAGCCTGGGGCATCTGTGCTTGTCACAATGCAGCGATGGCACAAGAAAGATATCAGTCACCATGTCAAGACCAAAGATGGATGGGATGTTATTACAGCCCAAGCGATTGCTGATGAGGATAACCCCCGACTGTATCAGAAAAAGGGTGAGCCTCTTTGCCCAGAGAGGTACAGCCTTAAGGCGCTTGAGCAAATCAAGAAAGACATGGGTGTTAACTGGGGGCCTCTCTATCAACAGAGCCCCATGGAGCAAGCAGTTGGTGCTGTGTATGACAGCTATTCAGATGCAAATATAAATGATGAAATCAGGCTTGATAAAAGTAAGCCTTTGTGCTTGTGTGTTGACTTCAACATTAACCCTGGGATGCATGGAGAGATAGGGCATTATGATGGCATCGATGATATGTTTACTGTGCCCTATGAAATCTTTGGCCATGGCATGAGCTTGCAGAAACTGCTTACAGCATTCATTGCTTTTTATAAAGAGGTTGGCCCCTTCCCATCGGTCAAGGTGTATGGTGATCCAGCTGGGGGCTCAAGAGGTATTGAGTCTGGCATTACTAGAATCGATGTAATCAAGCAGGCACTTGAAGCTGCAGATATCAATGTTGAGCTGTACTTTGCTCGCAGTCACCCAAGCCCCATTGACCTTGCCAATTCAGTCAATGAAGCCCTTTGTGATTTTGATAAAACCAGACACGTAAGAGTACACTCAAGGTGCGAGCGTTTGCACACTGACTTTGAAAATGTGGTGTGGAATGATCAAGGCACCAATGTTGATAAGGGCGACCAACAGATTACACATGCTTCAGAGGCTTTCAGTCATTGGGTGTATACTGTTCGCAGGGTCAGAGCCCCAGACGCTTTAGATGGCCCAGGTGAAGGTGCCAGAATAATCTTAGGATGATGCAATGAATGCTGAAGAATTTTATATCGCTTTGAAAAGTCACCTGGGCTTTGGCCAGCTTTGGATGTGTCTTGATGACAGTGACAGTTACACAAGCCTCATTGTCTTTGAGTGGTATGCGCCCAAAGCATCATTAAAAATCAGCTGGCAGATGCCCCAAGATGTGCTGCTTAAAGGCCACTGCACTGCTAAGCATGAGGCCCATTATGTTGCCCAGAGAATGAGGCAGTGGTATAGGGAAGATCGCAAAGCCCAAGCTGCCCAGAAGGTGCCAGCATGAATGAACCCAGCGTAAATAACCCAGTGAGAGTAACTTGCCTTTGCGATATTATCGAGGGTGAGCAGCATGTACAGGCTGAAATGGGCAAGCGATTAAAGGCCCCTGGGCAGAATCTGCTGACTTTACGTAAGATAAAAGAGGTTGAATTACTCATGGCTGCTGGCGTGGATATGAATAACCTGAGCGCCCAAGAGGCAGATAGGCTGTTGGCTGATGAAGATTAAGAGAAGAAGCAGAGGCTTTGCCAGTGGTGTCAAATCCCAAAAGGATGCTCTAGGCTCACCAGTACCTGGGATGATGAGCGAGCAGACCAAGGGACAGACTCAAATGGGCTCAGGGGGCATATCAATACAGGTAAGCCAGCCTGGGCTATCTGAGCCACCCCCTGGGACATTCAGCGTTTACCGGCGAATGAGAAGCAATCCAACTGTTGCTATGGCCAGGATCGCTGCCACAGCCCCTGTTAAGAAAGCAGAAATAAGTGTTGGCAGCACCGATGATGCGCGTGAAGAGGCAGTTGAATTTGTCAAGAAGCATATTGTGCCTATGTGGCCATGGATCAGAAACAACAGCCTCTTTGCTCTTGACTATGGGTACAGCCCTTTTGAGAAGGTCTTTGATTCAAAAGATGGCAAGATTGTACTGAGCAAGCTTAAGCCTCTGCTGGTGGATATCACCAAGATCGCACTTGAAAAAGATACAGGCAAGTTTGCTGGGCTTGAGCAACAGAATGTGAAGCTGCCAGCTGAAAAAGTCTTTTGTTATGTGAATGATTCTGAAGCAGGCAGTGTGTATGGCAGGGCTCGAAATGAGAACCTTAGGCGAGAGTGGAAAAACTGGTTAGATACTTCAATCAGAATGGGCGACTATGGCAGGAAAGTTGCTGGTGTTATTCCCATCATCACTTACCCTGAAGGTGAGAGCAGGGATGCAAGCGGGTCAATGCAATCAAACTTTGCTCTAGCCCAAGGCATCATGGATCATCTGGGTACTAAGATGAAGGGCATAGCGATGCCCAATACTTTTGCTAAGTGGGCAAACCCAAGCGAATGGATAGGCAGAGGTATTGACCCTGCACAGTTGCGCCCATGGCTCATTTCATTTCTGGAAACAAAAGGCAATCATGGTGGTGACTTTGTTACCCAGCTCAAGTACTGGGATGTGAATATGATCAGAGGTTGGCTGGTGCCTGAGCGTGCAATCAGTGAAGGTCAGCATGGCACTAAGGCTGAAGCAGTCGCTCACATTGATATTGCTTTTGCTGTCGCTGAAGAATTGCTTGATGATATTATTGGGTGTGTTAATCGATACATCATTGACCAGCTGCTTGTGCTTAACTTTGGTGAAGAAGCTAAGGGCACTGTGTTCTTAGAGCATGGGCCTATCATCGATCAAGACAAGCTCTTCTTAAGAGGCATCATTGAGAAAGTCATTGGCACACCTGTTGGGTTTGAGTTGTTGTTTGACATGCTAGACCTTGAGCAAATCTTAGATCAAGCAGACGTGCCTCAATCAGAAGCAACACCCCTTGAAGATTTATTACCTGGGCTTAAGCCTGCTCCCTTGGTTGATGCCACAGGTAAGCCAATTGATCCAACCAAACCGGATAAGCTGGTAATACCTGGGGCTTCTGCTCCAGAAGGTGGGGGTGCTGAAACAATCGTTGAAGGTGTTAAGCTCAATGGCGCACAAATCACTGCAGCTAAAGATGTGATTGGTGATGTGATCGCTGGTAGAATGCCAGCTGAAGTTGGCATTGAGTTGCTTGTTGCTGTCGGTCTTGACAGGCCCACTGCAGTTAAGATGGTTGGCATAGCTGAGAAGTTTAAGCCAGCAAAGGTTGAAGAATAATGTGCATCAACTGGCTTTGTGATTTGACTGATGCAGGATTACCAAGGGGTAAGAGATATGGCCGAAGAAACCAAACCAAGTAACTGCCTCTGCAACTTTCCTGAAGTGAAAGAGCCCACTGCATCTGGACACAATGCAGGATGCTCAGCACACAAGCAATGGCTGATTGATAACCCAGCCAAGGCGAGTAAGTTTCGATCAACCAAAATGCAAGCAGGTGAAGAATGAATTTCTGTCAAGCAAGACAAATTGAGACAGGCCCCAATAAAGGCAAGTGGCACTTCACCAGATACAATGACAATGATAAGCAGGTTCGGCCTATTGGTGCCTGTGCTTACCATGGGCCTCATGACACCCAAAAAGAAGCAGAGGCTTGCTACCACAAGCACACTGTTGAGAGGTCAAGGCACTATGCAGTAAGGTCATCTGGCTTATGTGTTGGTGGCTGTGGCGAGCAAACCAATATGCTGCTTACCTGGGGCAGAGGTCAAATCAGCAATAAACGTGTTTGTGATAAATGCTTTGCTGCAACAGAGACTGAAGACCTGATACCCATGACCACTCACAGTGCAGGCAGCTCATGAAGCAATCAACTAAAACCTTTCTGTATCATGCAGTGCATCTGGGCTTACTCATTGCTGTCTGGGTGGTGTTGTCAGTCGCTGTAATGAATTGTGCAGGTTGCTCAGCCTCTCTCTCGCAGTCGCCAACACTGCCAACAAGCAAGCAAGTGATTGTGAATGTGAAGGGCAGCAACAACATCATCATCATCAAGTATGAGCAAGCCACTGAGGTTGAATTGGGTGGGGGCAACTCCACCAACACAGAGCAAGAGGGCAAGCTTGAGCTTGACTTCCCTGGGCTTTAATCATGCATGACACCTTAGCCAAAATGTCACTCTCTGCTTATGGCGATCTTGAGCAGGTGAAGAAAGCCCACCCTGATTATCAGGTTGATCTCATCCAGAATAATGGCACCCAGGTATATATATTTGAGGATGCTGACTTTTTGGTGTTCGCTTTCAGGGGCACTGAGCCGATTGAGAAATCCAAGGGCACATACAGTGGTTTCTTTGGCTGGCTGAAACACCTTAAAGATAAATTCAGGGATATCATTACTGATCTGCAGTTTAGAAAGGTGCCAGTGGCCTGGGGCTCAATCCACAGAGGCTTTCACCAAGCCATTGAGATAGTATGGCCAAAGCTCTGGAAGCTGGTACAGGCCCATGAGGGCAAGCATATCTTCATTACAGGCCACAGCCTGGGTGGCTCGCTTGCTTGTCTCTTTGCCATGATGCTCAGTAGGCGAGATTCAAAGCCAGTTGCAGTGGTTACCTTCGGCGCACCGAGGGTGGGCAACAGCACCTTCAGACGTTTATACAATGCGATCTTGGGCAAGATAACTTACCGATATCATTTTAGAAATGACCCAGTACCACACTTGCCGATGTGGGTAATGGGCTTCAGGCACGTTGGCAAGCTGCAGTGGTGGTGTGGTAAGAAGCTCAAGAAGCGAATGGGCATCTGGGCCTGGGTATGGTCAGTGCTTAAGGGTGACCCAGCACACCACAGCATGAAGAATTATGTAGGTATCTGGCCTGAAGAGAATGACACATCTGTGATCGCAGAATGACACAATTAAAAAAGCCCCAATCTCTTGGGGCCTTTCAAGCTGCTCCGCCTACCAGCTTTTAATTCAGCCAGCATGCTTTGGCATGGGCTCTGCGATCTTCACATCTTGCGTTATGTCGGCGCTTGCCTCTGTCTGTTCTGGGCTTGGGGCCTTGGGTAAACTGTGAAAGGGTTGGTATCCAAAACCTAAACTTCTTACGCTTGGGGTTGGGGTTGATTTTGGGTGGCTGGGTGTTCGCTTTGCTGGGTGCATTCTGCATGGGGTTGCTCTCTTTCTGGTTTGAGTAAGTGCTTACCTTTCAAGGCCAGCAATCTTTTGCTTCAGCTCTAAGATTATTGATTGTTTTCTTGTAATATTGATATCAACAATACTGGCTGCTGCCATGAGCCTATTAAGTTTGGCAGATTGTTTTTTAAGCAGGGCTTCTTGAAGCTTGAGCCTGTCTCTTAAATCTTGCAGGGTGACTGTTGACATGGTGGGCAATCCTATCACTAGTGTAATGGGCTGTCAACTAGCTCAGCTCAGAGCTTACAGTACCACCACTCCTGTGATGCTCGACAAACTCAACACTGCTTGAGAACACTTTTTTATGGTCTGGCTTGGCTCGCATGTTATCCCTTTGCCTGGGCACCTTACAGTTATTGGCTCTGAAGATCGCAACACCAGCACACTGCTTGCCCTGATTAACATGGCATTCAACGTAAGCATCAGAGTGTGCAGTCTCTGCCCATTGCTCTGGCGTTTGCTCTGAGCCAAGCCAGCCTGGGCCTGCCTTTCTGCGCCAAGGGCAATCTCTGCAAGGTGTTTTATGTTTTATTTTTAAATGAGTTTCCATCTTTAATATTCCTTTTCTGCCAGAGAATGAAAAAGGCAAGCCAGCCTAAGCCAGCACTGGCTGCCTGGGTAAATGTCTTATTTTGTGCTTTGGATTTTCAAATAATGTGCTACAAATTCTCTTGCCACTAGTTGGCTTGGTCTGAATCGCTTGCTTGCATCCCAGGTTTCATATTCGTTTGGCCTAGCGATTCCGGTTGGCGACACAGTAACGTTATAATAGCCTTTACCCTCTGACATAAATTGCACGCCATACTTAATATCAAGGTGCAAAACTCGATAGTGAATGCTTATCACCTTCCCCACTGGTTTCATCATTTACCCTTTCTGGTTAGTTTTTATTATTCACCAATTCCCATAGCTTAGTGACCTGATTAAAGGCCCAGTTGTTGGCAACATAGTAAGTACCATAAGGGCTGAGATTGTAGGGCTGGCCATTGGGTGGTGTGCTGGTGGTATGACCTATGCCTTTGCGGTCAAGGCTGTAGGCTGTGCGAGTACCCCCACCGTAGCACCAAACTGGGCCTTCTTGGATTGATTGGCTGTGCAATTTTTGTTGGTTTTTGGTGAGTTTCATTTTGCTGCCCTTTCTTACCTATGTATTATTACACAAGTGTAATGAGCTGTCAAGCCCCCTAGCTGGCTGGTATCAATGATTCTTAAGACTTGACACAGTAATTACATTGGTGTAATGTGAAGTGTCTTCAAGGTGAGAAGCCTAAAGAATCCTTTAACCAAGGGGGTGACCTATGTGTTATTAAACGAAAAGCTCCGATAAGGCTGGGCGCACTACGCCGCGCTCAGCCACACAGGCTTGGAAGGTGCAAAAATTGGATAGCACTGAGCGACTGCAGGCAATCGCAATAAATCAGCAACAGCCAGCTGTAGGGCAGAGACACTGATTAAGTGGGTTCAATTCCCACCCAGCCGATTATGAATAAATCTTTTGAAACATTCACCAGAGTCACCATCATTGGCCAGCATGAAGAGCTTGCTGATGCTCTCTTATGGTGTGCTGAGAATGGCTTTAAGGTTTTGAGAAATGGGCCAGTACCCAGCTGTGATGCTGAAGGTAGGCAGCATGTAAATGCAGAGACTGGGCCTGTGTTTGATCTTGATAAATTTAAAATCTTTGCAGAAACAAAAGGCACCCATGACAATCATTGATGATAAAAAGATAAGTACCAAGTTGCGAAAGCGAGCAGCTTTTTTACAGCTCAGCCAAGGTGCCCTGTCTAAGAAGACTCACTTGGCTCAGAATCGTATCAGTGAATTTTTCGCTGGTAAGCGGGGAATGAATGAAGCCAATGTAAGAAAGCTGGCCAATTCTCTGGGGATGAAACTAATCTGCAAGATTGATGTGGTGCTTAAGAAATGAGTGACAGAATAAAAATAGAGCTGGTGGCCAATGGCACCATCTGGTGTTTCCCATCTGATGTTGGGCCTATTCGCCAGTACAATGAGTTTGTCACAGTGATCATCAAAGGTAAACCCTATGGGCTAAAAAATGAGACAGCAGAAGAATTGATTGCACGATTGGACAAAGCCAAATGAACAGAGGCACACCAACACCTGAACAATTGCCAGTGCTTAGGGCACAAGATGATGATACTCTTGCAGAGTGGTACAGCACGCTTAACAGGTTTGGTTGGCCTGATGGCTTAGATGATCCTGAGCAAAGCACCAAATGGGCAAAGGTTTCTAATAGGGGTGCAGTCATGCAATGGATTACTGAGAAGCTTGGCAGAAAGAAACTGCTGCACCATCACCACACTGTACACCTTGGCAGATCAGAAGAAGAGTTTGCTGAGTGGTGGTCTGGCAACTATGAGGGTGATGAAGCAGCAAAGAAAAGATGTGATGAAAGGCTTAGGCTCAGGATTGAAAAAGAAGATAAAGAAATGGCCAGCACCAGCGAGCCCTGATAACATATCTAGATGGCCAGCAGTAAAGCGAAAGCTCAAGCACTGATACAAGAGAAAGAGCGCAGACGCTTAGAAGCCCTGGGCCTCAGGGCAGCTGCTCGCATTGGTTTAAATCTTAGACGTGAAGCCTCTAATGCAATCCGCACTGGTAAGCCTGTTGCTGATGCAATCAGCCTTTCACTTGAGTTGTACAGGCGACTGCTGATGAAAGGCATGCTGGCTGCTGATCTTGCTGCCAGAATTAGAACAGTCACCAATGTGTCAAAGGGTGTGAAAGAAAATAAGCCTTTCTCATTCTCTATAGAATCAGAAGCTATCAAAGCCCCCTCTGTTTATGACAGAGCTGTTGCAATCATGCAGGCAAGGTTGCAATTTACTGTTGTGCAGTTGGCATTTCTTGAAGCAGTCTATTCACAGCGAGCCATTGAAGTTGTTGATGCCATTGGTGATCTTACTGCAGGTGAAGTTAATCGGCTGATTGTTGATGCCACTGTTGCAGGCACACCACCAGCTGCAGCAGCCAGACTGATAAGGAAAGAGCTGGCAAGAGTTGGCCTTGATCCAGGCAATCCATACAGACTTGAGACCATCTTTAGGACGCAAACACTTACAGCTTATAATGCTGCTCGCTGGCAGATGCTGCAAGACCCTGATGTACAAGAAATTCTTTGGGGATATGAATACGTAACAGCAGGTGATGAAAGAGTAAGGGACAGGCACCGCGCAATGGATGGTGCGAGACTGCCAAAGAATGCTCAAGAGTGGTCAAGCATTTGGCCACCTAATGGCTGGAATTGTCGATGTACCACTGTTGAAATAATCAGGGGTGACACTCTTGCCAGAAAAATCCCACTCAAAGATAAGATGATTGATGGCAACTTAGTATCACCAGTGCCTGATGAGGGCTGGAGCTTTAATCCAGGTGAAGCTTTCAGTGTGCCACAAGTAAATGATATACTCAAAAGAGCAATTACCCCCAAGCGTTGAAAGGCAGGGTGAATCATGGGCATGGACAGAAGAGATTTTTTAGGTGGTGGCATACTCGCATTGTTGCCAGTGTTCGCAAACAAACCACTACCAGTGCAGGCTGATCAAGTTGATTTGAGTAAGCCAGTGGTGATTGAATCGCCACAGCTCATCAAGCCTGGGCAGCAAGGGGCTCACATTGAGCTGGGTTGTTTGTCAGATATTCGCTGCAATGACAAAACATTCAAGCAGATTCTGATTACCAATATTGAGGGTCGTGAAGAGCATGACCCTATTGATTTTATGGATATGAGAGGTCAACACTTTGAGTTGACTGGTGAAAGAAACTGGCACTTCAGTATTCAAGGCATAGCATCACCCAGCTTTGTTTGTGTTGAAGAGCCTGGGAAATCAACAGAGATAGCAGTTTATCGAAAGGCAAGATGACCATGAGCAAGCACACAGCAGCCAAATCAAAGCTCAATCAGATCAAGAAAGCACGCGCCGAAATTGCCAAGGAAAAGAAGAAGCCCAAAGGCATGGCAAGGCTGTCTGCTCTTTCACTGAACACTGATAGCATTGCTGTAATAGGTGAGCCCACTGAAAAGAATGGGTTGCCTGTACAGCGATTCAGAAAAGAAGTAATCAGGGATGGCACCTATAAGCATCCAAGTGCAGGCTGGCAGGTTAATGTAAATCCTGCAAGGCGTGCTAAGTGGGCTGCTGTGTTTGATCAAATGAGCAAGAATGGTGTGGCTGTACCTGTGCCAGTTTCTGATGATGAAGACCACCACTTGGTAACCCCAAAGAATAATGGGGGCTTTGTGGTGGGCTTAGAGAATGATGGTAAATCATTGTTTGCTGTGATGGAAATGGTGGGCAAAGATAACATTGATGCTGCAAGCAGAAATGATGTTTCAGTGTTCGTAGAGCAGGGTTTTAAAGATGGTAAGGGCATTGATTATGGTGAGGCAATGACTCATGTTTGCCTGACTCCAACACCTATTGTGCCTGGGCTTGAAGACTTTGTACCCATCGCTGCTTCCATGACTGGCAATAATCTTTTGACAGGGGCAGCTGCTTTTTCCTATGATGGAGCAGAACAACAAGCCCCTCATGTGGAGCAAGACACGATGATTGATCTTAAAGCACTACGGACACTCTTGGGCGCAGGTGAAGAGCTTACTGAAGAGAATGCTCTTACAGTTTTGGGTGAGCGTCTTGAAGGTGATGCCACCAAGCTCAATGACCTGACCACTGCCCAAGTCGATTTGAAAGCTGAATTTGATCAGTTTAAAACTGACAACCCAAAAGATGAAAAGCCTGTGCTTGATCCTGATGTTGAAGATGATCTTGCTGAAGGTGCCCAGGGCAAGCTTGACAATCTGGTTGCCACTGGAAAGATTACCCCTGCTGTGAGTGAGAAGCTTGCAGCTTCTTTGATCGGTGGAGAGGGTAAGCGAAACGCCTTTGCTCTTTCCCGTAAAGTCTCTGGCATGAGCAGAAGCATTGCCAACACTGTCTTTGATGCCTTAAAGGCAAATGACCCAGTTGAGTTGGGCAAGACACTCACCAAGATTCAAACTGTGGCCATGAGCCGCACTGCCCCAGGTGGTGATGCTGGTGATGGTAAACCCACTGAAGACCAGCAAGCTCTTCTGGATGAAGGTTACGCCATGGCCAACCAAGCTGCTGGCACCAAAACAAAAAGCGAGTAATCGACACTTCCAAGTGTTAAGCGTCTGAACAAATAACCCAGCCAATTAAATTGGGGTTGATGAAATGACTGAAGCAATTACAGGTCTTCCCGGTATCAAGAGTGAGCGAGATTTTCAAGATCGGCTTATCCGATTGACGCCAGAGAATCGTGCTTACATCATCACTGGTAAGACAGTTGATGGTACGCTTTCTCGCGACCCGCTCAATGGTACTGACACCGATGTACTGCGCCCAGGCTTGATGCTGGGTAAGGTCACTGCAACTGGCAAGTATGCCCCCAGTATTCTTGCCCCAATCATCAATGCTGAAATTGCAACTGCAACAGCCATTGAAGTCACAGCAGCCCAAGCTGCTGAGCTTGTGAGGCGCGTTGGTGCTACTGGCGCTTTCAACTTGGTTGGCCCACCCACAGCAGGTGGCACTGTCATTGTTGAAGATGTGGATTACACTGCTGTCAATACCACCACTGGTGTTATCACAGTTGATGCAACCACTGCTGCCTTTATCGCTGGTTCGTTTATTATGTTCCAAGATGGCAGTGGTGACCCTGTTGCTTTGATTGATGACAATGTGTTTATCAAAGTTACGGACAGAGATCGAGTTTCCCAGGATGCGCCTTTTGCTTTGCCTCTTATTGCTGGCCAGATCGATTCAAGCCAGATTCTTAATTGGCCAAGCAATGCACCACTGCAAGCGTACTTGGTGAGTAAGCTGAATACTCAAGGACAAGGCAACTTCCTTTTTGACCACTTTTTTGAATAATTAAAAAGCAATTCTCAGGCAGCTTGAACAGGTCTAGCGCTGGTACGCAAAGGCTCAAACCAAGTTTGGAGAATTGCCAAGATGACAACCACCCTGCAACAAATCTTATCGGCTAAGCAACTCACCAGGGTTATTGTAACTGTGGTGGGTGGTGTACCTGATGATCTTTTGCCCCCCTCTTTCACCAGAGATACCCGCCCAGTTGACGGCAATACTGCCACCTATCGCAAGACCCAATCAACTCGCAAGGTTGCTAATCGGGTTGCTTATGGTGCCAAGCCCAAGCGTCAAAGCAAAGCGGGTATTCAAGATGTGCCTGTTGTGCTGCCTCACTTCTTTGAGACCATTGAGCATAACCCTGTTGTGCTGCAGAATCTCATGAATGAAGGTGATACTGCCAAGCAACGTCTGGGCAACCAGACCATCACTCGGCAAACCATTGAGCAGGGTAGGCGCTTTCGCAATGGTCGAATGGGCCAGCTGTACAGCATGCTTACGCGCGGCAAGATCAGTTACAGCAGCACAGGTGATCTTGAAATCACTGATCAAGCTGCCACTGGTGGTGTTGACATTGACTTCAATGTACCTGCTGGCAACTTGAATCAGCTCGATATCCTGGGCAATGGGGATATCATCAGTGCCTCATGGGCAACTGCTGCCACCCAGATTATCACCCAGCTTCGCCAAATCAGAAAAGAGTACAGGCAGTCTGTTGGCATGAGCCTCAAGCACATCCTGTATGGCGAAAATATCCCAGGCTATCTGCTCGACAACAACCAAACCAAAGAGCTGATTAACCGCTCACCCATGCTGAGAGATCGCTTAGCAGTCTCAAGCACTGGTGAAATTCCCAGTGGCTTCATGGGCTTTGAGTGGTGGCCCATGGATCAGGCATTCTATGAAAAGGATGATGGCACCAAGGTTGAATTTTGGGGACCGGATACCATCGTACTTGTGCCTGAGCCTAGTACTGAATGGATGGAATGGCTTGAGGGAAGCTACCCAGTGCCCAGGGATGTTGGCAAAATCTTTGCTGATGCCTTGGCTGCTTTGTCTCAGTTTGACATTGTGCAGGGTGCTTTCAGTTTTGCCAAAGTGGAAATCAGCCCACCCAGCATTGAGCATTTCTTTGGGGACACCGTACTGGTTACCCTCATGAATGGTAATGCTCTGCTGATCGGTGATGTAACACCATAAACGCCAGCGCTAGACAGCCACGCTGTCTGGGTAAATGCTACAGGGTGGGCACTTGTGCCCACTCTGTTTTTTTGGATATAATAAATTCATGAGCTTGTACGCTTCAAAAGATGACTTGATTGCTGCTTATGGTGCTGTCAATATTTTTACTTGGGCAAAGCGTGACGCTAATATTCCTGACATTGATGATCCTGCAATCGATGCCACCATTACGTTGGCCACAGACAAAGCTGATGGGGATATTAACGCTCAATTCAGGGACAGCCTTTATGTTGTACCCCTGATTCTTCTAGACACACCGAGCCAAGCCACAGTGAAAGACTGGGCAACTGTTATTTCCGTTTGGTGGCTTTTCAAATTTAGGCTAGTGAACAGCACCAACAACCCAAAGACACCAAAGAAAAACAAATTGGAAAGCGACCTTACAAGGGTAAGGCTTGAAATGAAAGATTACATTGCTGGCAGTATGAGGCTCAATGCTTCTCTTGCCAGAAATAACCACCCCACTGCACCAACAGTGATCTTCTAAGAAAGGCATTTACCATGGCATCCCCCTCAATCGTTGGCGTCACAGATTATCTGAGAGACACAGGCACAGGCCAGCTCAAGCTTGATATTGTCAAAGAGTATGCTGAGAGCATGGCCGATGCTACACCCTTGGCTTTTATCACTGCGCTCATTGCTCATGGTAGCCCAATCAACAAAGGCACCATTGCCAAAGCCCAGGTTTATTTTGGCATGATCGATGCGCCCGATGAAGTGAAGCTCAATACTGCAGACATTGATGCCATCGCTGATGATCCTTTTGACAGTGAGAAAGTTGATGAAGACCCCACTGTAAAAAAGTCTGGCAGTGGCTCAAAGAAGTCTGGCAAAAAGTCTGGCAAAAAGAAAACCAAGAAGAAGGGCAAGAAGAAGAAAGCGAAAAAGAAAGCTAGTAAGAAAAAGAAAGATCAAGAAGAAAGCTAAGAAGAAAACTAATCGGGGAAGCAAGACAAGGCAGCACACTAAGAAAGGTGATATGCCATGATTGGAATGGGCGAAATCGCAATAGCAACCACTGATGATAACCCTGTTACTGTGTTGGCTGCAACACCTGGGCTGTCCCTTACCCACCTTGCCATTATCAATGATGGTGTAATTGATGGGTTTTTTAGGGTTGGCACTGGCCCTTATCTTCGTCTTAAGGCTCAAGCAACCACTGTGCTTGACAACTTTGTATGGGCAAACATGGCTGTACAAGTTAAACGGGTGGCAGCTGGCAGTAACCTTACTGACTTGTGGGCCTTTGCATGGTAAGGCAGATCGCATGAGCTTCATAGCTGCAAAACTTATAGGGTCTGCCAAACTCAGTGGGCAAGATATCATTTTTGCCTTTGACCCTGTGCGCGGTAAGAAGCTTTCAGTAATGGAGCATGCTCTTACCTTCTCAGCCACAGCCTTAAATGATTTGGGCTGGATGAGAATTGGAGCTTCCCAGGATGCATTGACTGGCTTTGTAATGCCAATGAATGCAACTATTGTAAGAGCCCATGTACATTGTGGTGATGATCGTGGACAAGAAAAAAGTTTGACTGTGTGGATTGAAGATTCTTTAATACTGCCAGAGAATGGTGGGACCATCGCAACTATGCCTGGGGTAGCTGGTGAGGTTAAGATTGCAACAGTGGACAGAAACCTTGATATAAACCAGCTTCAGAAAATACAAGTAAGGGCAGACAGTGTTGGGGGTAGGATCGATGATATCAATTGCACCCTTTATTATAAGTGGCGTTTACCATGAGCTTGATTGCTCGCAACATAACATCTGACCCAGCAGTGGCTGTGCCCCTCAATGATATGGGTATTACTATCTCTGCTTCAGAAGACAGAAACTTACACGAATGTAATACCGCAATGCGCATTGCTGAAAGTGTTGATTTGTCTGATGCAATTACTGCTGATAAAGT